GGTAATCTCAGAACGGCCCCTCCAAAAATTATCAAAAACAGTCACCGCCCCATAGTCCACCGTGGCACCATTACCCACAAAGTAACCCTCTGCGTCTGTCTTCTCGCCCGCAGTCAGGGCTCCGTTGCGGAACAATGTCCCTACAATAGCTGTGCCCGGAAAGTATTGTCCGCCCAGTTCATAAGCTCCCGCTGGAATACTAACCCCGTAGCTTGCCGTGCCCTGATCAGTAGCTAGAACCATAGTGCCTGTCCAGCCACCTGTTGGCACTGTAATAATCAGCGCGTCGTCAACTTTGTCCAGCAATAACCTGTCTGGGGTTACTTTATATACTGGTCTTGCTGCGCTGGTGGCCTGTAATGCATCGACCGCGTTACCCGACTGATCCAGCATCAACCCAACAGGGTCGCCGTCAACCGTTACAGCCGTCGTGCCAGCCGCGTCTTGGAAGAGCGTGGAGATGTCACTAGCTTCATACCATGCACCCGCTTGGCTAGCAGAAAACAAGCTAGCTATACTAAAAGCAGCAGTGCCTTGCACCCAGACTAAACGAACAGAGGTCGCCAGTAGGTCTGTGATGTCCAGATTTACGGGTGTTGTTGTCATATCTTTAACTCACTGTGCCAGAATCACGCAAACTCAATATGATCACGTCATAAGCGTTATCAACGGGTTTTAGAACTTGCTCACTAAACGCTTGGGCTTGTAACCGTGTAATCTGCCATCACTACAGGAGCCAGTGCATAAGCAACAACTCCCAAAGTAAATACAAGAATTGCTAAAAATGCTTTATCTTTCACTAATGCTTTCATCTATTTAAAACCTATTGTGCGTTCAATCATATTAAGTCTTTCTAACATGGAATCTTGCCTATCTAACATCCGACCCATAATTTTTTCATTACCGTCCATTCGTTGTTTTGATAGTGCTGAGTCTTTCAAATAATCAATTGAGCTATACGGATGCTTAGTTACATTTTCTATTTGCCCTACCATCACTCCTCCGTACCATAAAAAAATACCTGCGTGTGCCAAAAAGAATAGGACTACCGTAACTAGCACGCCAGCATGTATTTTGTTTTGCTTAGTCTGATCAAGTTCTTTAATTGTGTTTTCTAAATGTGTGAACTGGCTTCTTATTTGAGCCTTGTCTGATGAGCTACCTTCAAGCATTCATCTTTCCCTTGCTGCTTTTTTAGCGATTACAGGGCCGAAATATTTAATCTGACCCTTCTTGAAGATTCCTGAATGCCCTACTGCTTTAACCAAAAAGTCATGTTCAGTATCAAAGTTTTGTACGTTAGTATCTTTACCCCGGTAGCCATAGCGCCCCATAGCGCCCCAAGGTCTCGTCTTGCGTGTCCAGGGCGTTAACCTTCGCAACCAGCCTCCTAACAAGACAGGTAGGTCTTCATCGTTGTAATACACGTGAACGAACTTAGCGCGAGGAGCGGGGTTATTCATGCGTGACAGCGCAGGGTTTATACAGACTACCCCATCAATCAACGCACCGTATTTTTCTACTGCTATGTTTATAATTGCAGCGCCGTTAGAGTGCGCGAATACGTGAACGGTATAGCCTTTGCTTTTTAGCCATTTTGCGCGGTCAGCTAATTCCATAGCGACTACATTATTAATGCAATTAACGCCAACCAAGCCGACTAAACCATAGCGCAGCATTTGGATTTCATACCCTTCAGCTTCAAGGTAGGGCTTCAACTTGCCGACTGTGCGCTCTGGATCAGCCACGTTGAAGCCGTGTATTGGTATTGCTATTTTCTTCATATACCCTGCTGGGTTTCAAGCCCCTTTGAACCCGGCATTAGCTAAGTGTGAGTACGCCATTAGTGCCGTCGAAGTCGATAGTCAGCGTTTCAGTGTCAGCTAGGACAAGATCAGAGCCGTAATCATACCAGCCGATCAGCGCATCTGCGGGTGACGTTGACGTATCGTTATATATTACCACATACCGGAACCCCGCTACAGAGCCGCCGGAGGCGGTTATTACCTTATCGCTTACCGTTAGCTTTGCTGTTCCTGCCGACTCAGACCACGTCACGCCTGCAAGGGTAGGATTAGCCCCTTCTGATACGTTTGTGTAGGCTATCTCAGTAAGGTTACCCCGTATTGAGTTCGCTGCTGTCGGTGCGTTAGCTGCGTTTGTCAGAGATATGCGGAGAGTATCAGCGGAAAAATCGTGCACCCCCTTCCCTAGTTGCTCTACAAAATCATTAACCTTATTGAACACTGCCATATTACTCTCCCAGAGTAGTTAGGGTTTAAACTCTATTAATGTGCAAGCGGCCTGACCACTCTGCCTTTTGTTTCTGTATCATAAGGCGTTTCAACGCTTCATTATACTTTTGTTGGTATGTTTTTTCCTGCTCAAAATCTTTGATGAACACCGAGGCTTCAATCAAGCTGGCGTACAGTATAAGCTCTGGCGCGTAAGTAACAAACCAGTTAGTGCCGTTGTTAACCGTTATGAAATCTAGCTCTTGGTAGTACACTAAATCTACTGAAACCCCCGCCGAAGGCTCAGGGCCGAACTCAAAATTACCCGCCACGGTATCGAACAGTGAAGGGCCTTTAGCCCCTGTTTTTAGTCGCTTGTTTCGTACCTGTGAGTAGGTTGATCTTGAGATATCCCAAGCAGAACTCCCGTCAAAGGCAACCATTTCTTTTACGTCAAGCATTTCTGAAGGGATGGGTGCCCTCCCGCCGACAAGTGTTAAGGTGGTTAAAGCTTCCATAGGAGGTACACGGACTTCGCGCTGTATTCTTCGTTGCGCTAGGTCTATAAAATCAGCGGTGTTAGTTGCTAGATCATTCGCACCTTCTCGGTTCAGCCATTCCCCTATTTTACCGACGATATCGGTATAATTAGCGAGTGCCATTTGCCCCCCAAAGCCGCGAAGAATTAGTCTTCAAAAGCGGATACTCTAGTTCAATAATCTTTTCTAACTTTCTTTGGTCGGCAGGGTTGCTAGAGAAACAATCTAAGTTATGGTTCTTCAGTATTTCATGCTGGACAAAAGGCGGTAGGCTAGCCACTTTGTGGAAGGCTACCTTAGCTTTGAAGCCTCTTGTGCTGTTGGCTTGTTCTTTACAGTTATCAATTAGCGAGGTTAAATCTACGCTGCGCTCGCAGGTGACAGCCCCGTTAGCTTGAATATACCACTTCCTTGTTTCCCCTGACCAAGGGTCGTACTCGGTCTCTCGAAGTTCCATACCTTCCCCCAATAAAGAGGAGGGGGCGAACCCCCTCACTCAACCTATGCGGTTGTTAAATCCGCAATGATGCCGCTAGCCTTCTCGTTGCGCGACTCTAGCGTATATTCCACCAGAACCTGACGCTTCTCAGCATCGCCCGTTGAAGCGATTGGTTTAGTCACCATGTTTCGCAAGAACGCTACCGCGAACTTATCTTTTTGATAGACAAGTGCATCGCGCGCTCGAACGTAACGGTTAGGAATGATCTTCAGGTCGCCATAATCTGACTTGTACACGTCAGCAGCAGAGAAAATGGTTCGGGCCGCTACGTTGTGGTCAGTAGTTGTTGCCCGGCCTAAGAAACCATTGATAGCACGCTTGTTGAACGCCCCTACCATGATGGTGTCTGGATTGCCGCCAGAAGCCCAGATTTGGTCAATTACTGTTTCCAGCAAAGTCTCAGTTAGGGGGCGCTGGGTGCCATCAGTACGAGCATCCGTACCATCACCCGCTGGGGCTGCGCCTATCCCGCCCACAGACCCGTTAGTAGCAAGCCATGACTGTACTGAGCCTAATTCACGAGGAGTAGTAGCTGAACCTACAGCGCGAGCGTTATTAACGCCTACCAGCGAGTGTTCCATGTCGCGTTTTAGCTCTACGCCACGTTTCAACATCTGGTAGTTCATTTCTCGATCACGGCCAGCACGATCAGTAGATTCCAAGGTGCCTGAGATCATGGCAGTCTTTTGGCTAATTTGCGTATAGTTCCCTACGCGAGTAGTGCCTGTGGAAGGGGTAAAGGTAGCGTCCGCGCCCTCTATAGCTTGGTTATCCGCTACGGCTGCGTACTCATCTGTCTGCCATTCATGGAAGGTTTGTTTGGCTTTGGCTTTAGGGGCCATGCTTAAAAAAGGCGTATCTGAAGGGTCTACGTTATAAATAACGTTAGATAAGTCCTCTCGGATACCCCTTTGGTCATAGGTGTCTGTTGATGTTGCAGTCATGTTAAATTCCTGGTGTAGCGATCAGTTAGCCTTTCATCATTATGTTTAGGGCTTCGTCAACAGACACGCCGCCTTCTTTATTCATTGCCGCTTTGTTAGCCGCCGCTGAACGTGCTTTGCGAGTTGTTGCTGATCTACTGGCTTTAGTTTTAGTTGTTTTGATGCCTTTCACTTTCTTAGCGCCGCTTTTAAGTTTTGACGCTTGTTCACGGCCTCTAAAAGCATCGGCTAGTACGCGGATCATTCTATGATCGTAGGTATTCATAAGCTCTTGCTCGGAGAACCCGTACGTCTCAGCGGCAAACCCTGATATATCTTTGAACAAAGTGTTTCCTTTCTCGGAAACTTCAGGCAGGTGTTGAACTAGCTTAGCCATTTCTTCTTGCTTCAGCTCTTCAAGATACTGCCGTCCTTCCTCCTGTACCTTCGTAGATTCTTCAGCTTGGGCGGTGCTGATCTGGTTATGAGACAGGGTAGCGGCGTTGAACTCTCGTTCTTTCTCTTCGTACTCAAGGGGGTCATCTTTTTGGAGTTGAATCCAATCAATACCTACAAAACCTTTAAGTTCTTCAGAGAGTGCTGCTTTAGCTTGGCCTAGTGCTGTGACGTACTGCGCTTTGGTCTCTAAAAGGCCTGTTTTTTCCATAGTAACGTCTTTACGTTCGGCTGCTAATTCCTGAGTCTTAACCGTGTAATCTTTGTTACGCATGTAGCCTTTTTTGGCTTCATCAGCAGTAACAGCGATTGTTTCATCACCATCCTCAAGTTCAAAAACATACTTTTCGTCGTCTGATTCTTCAGAGTCTTCATCGGGTTCCTCTTCGTCAGAGTCCTCTTCGTCCTCTTCTTCATCATCCGTCTCGTCATCCTTCTCGGCATTAGGAGCTTCCTGCTCCTCTTCTTCTTCATCCTCGGGTGCTACACCAGTGTAGTCCTCGGCTTCGTCACCTTGGATAAAACCCAAGGCTTCGTCGATTCCCATACTTTCAGGCAGGGGTTGATCGGCGTGTTCTGATTGTCCTTCGCCGGAGGCGGTTTCGCCTCGGTTTGTATTAGATTGTGGCATTATTTTACCCCCGGTAGGATTATTTCTGATTCTTTTACGGTAGCGCGCGGGTTTTCTACACGTTCCATCTGTTCGGTTTGCTCGTTAGCTTGAATTACCGCTACGGCAACTTGTTTAAACACGGTCTCTACTTCTCTGTACGGCAGTTCCGCTAAGATGTCAAGGACTCGCATTGCGGTTTCTTTGTCAATACTAATCACTAACTTTATCCCCTGCTTGGATTCTCAAAGTTCTAGCTTCTGACTTCCACCCTTCTAAACGGCTTCGTAGGTGTCTTAATCCTCTAAGCTGTCGCATGATAGCCATAACCGGCGCGGGATCGTCCGTGGTAAAGGTTTCTAGCTCAGAGTATAGCACGCTTCGCAGGTCTGCAATCGCCTCATCGAAAACCTCTTCGCGCAGCAGTTTTTCAGCCCGTAAACCTCTTTGAATCTTCTCTTGTGATGTTGACATTCAATCCTCTTATTTTATTTGGGGGTCTTAGTCGTTACCGAGCTTAACCGAACGCGCCTGTTCGCGCTCTAGCTCTAGCTCGGCTAATTTAAACGCATTAGTGTCCTCATGTACCCGCTCTTTTAACGCTAGCTCTTGTTCTTTTAGCTCTTGCTCGCGTTGTTTAATGCCTACTTCGGCCTCTTTAAGCTGCGCGGTTTGTTTTTCAAGCTCTAGCTCCGCCTCTTTCATTTCCATTTCTTTCATCTTAGCTTGCTCCTCTACAGACGGCCCTTCATCGGCCTGATCGGTCTCAGGTTTGGTGAAGAACTTACTGGCATCTTTTCGCCCCGCTACGCGAGTTTTTTCCATGGCAAAGTTCCAAAGGTTGGTAGGGGTTACTAACGTGCCTAACCCGCCGCCCTGGACAATCGCTTGGATAGACTGCTCAAGCATTTGCATCTGCATCATCTGTTGATTTTTAGAGCCGTTACCAATACCTACGGTGATTGTCATGTCGTACCGCGTGCGCCATGCGTCAGGCGACAGCGCGATGAACTCGCCGTTGTTGTTACGGATTTTCTTGTCTTTCTCTTCGTTCTGTAGGCCCAGCTTGTGGATTTTAAGCATCGCCGTCTTGAACCCGGTCTCGCCGAATATGCGCGCCATTAATTCCTGCTTCTGCTCGGCGTTGCTCATGGTTAGCTCGGCAGCGGTAGCCGTGGTGTTAGAGTTGAACATGTTAGGATCTAAGCCCTGTCCTCGTTCAGACACGCCGGTGCGTTTCTCACCCCACGAATCCGCTAAGCCTAGAACGTCATACGCTGATCTATCAAGTGCGGGGGTGGGTAAGGCTCGTACAGCCCCTGCGAAGGTCTCTCGCACTACACCAAGTGACCGGCGCGACATCAAATCGTCAAGGTTTACCTGTCCATCAACGACTGCGTACATTCCATCGACCATGCCTTCTTGGTTATCAAGCAGGTTGCGGGTTACCTTAGACTTCAAGCGTTGAATATCGGTCATCACAGCGACCGGCGTACTGCCGTGGTGTCTGTGCGGCACGATGATGGGCGACCAGTGGGCAAAAGGCGTCAAAGCGACCTTCTCTTTTAGCAAGATAGTGTCGCCCACACGGAAAACCTGCCAAAGCTCCTCCATGCCGTCATCGTCATCATCGTAGCGGATATATTCCTCGTGTAGCGTGACTATTCGACCCGGGCCTTCGTCATCCCGGTTTTGATACATTTCTGTTGCATCGTCATAGCGGTCTGTGCGCAGCGTGCTAGTCCCTAGCGAGTAGGAGTCCTGAACATCGTCATCAATTTCAAAGCCCATACCGCGAATTTCGGAAAGCGTTCGGGGGGCATCGTGTGAACAGTACCTAGCGGAGTCTGGCTCAATATCCCCTTCTGAAATTCTGAACTCTTCAGGAGGTATGTTTTGAATAACCGTTTTATCCCGTCCGGTAATCTCAGAGACTGAAACATCAAAAGTCCCGTCGTCGTTCTGCTCGGCTTCCACATCCCCCTCGAAGTTATCCATTATCTCTTCGGCTATTAGCGCCATTTGTTCCGGCGACTGGTTCTTATAGGTCGTGGTGATAGGTTCGGGGGATTCACGGGATATCTTTATATACCCCACCTTGTTCATTAACCCATCTTTTAGCCACGTGTATCCCACCTTAAAGCCGGGGTTGTCACGGTAGAAAACCCAGTTCACATACTCGGTTTCTTGGTTAGCGGCTTCAACGTCGTCTTCGTCTTCTGGCTCAAACACTGCGGCCTTATCAGAGCTAAAGAATACCCTAACTAGGTACGGCATCAGCGATTCAACTGTTTCGTAGACCTCGCGGGTGACGAACTGTGATCTACCTTGCATCTCGTCCCCGTAGGGTCTGCCGTGGTAGTAGTCATTCAGCTTCTTAATGTCGTCAAATAGGGCCCCTTCGTGGGCACCAAGGGAGCCTTCGGATTCTTCACGAAGTCTTGTTAGTAGTTCTTCGTCTTTATCGGCCATTAAACTGTACCTCTGGATATAATGGGCAGTGGCTGGCCATTATATTTATTTGTTAAGTTTGATTCTGCTTGAGTTTTAGCGAAACGTGCCCGGTTCTGAAAGGCGTACCGTGTAGCCGACATCAGATCGTCTTTTAAGGGGACGATCTTGCCGTCATCACCGCGATAGTACATGCTTTTCTCTTGGAACCATGCCGCACACGAAGAAAAAACCTTAAACTGGCCATTCTCCATGGCTTGCAGCATGGCGTTAATGCCGGGTTCGATCTTGATGTTACCTTTGCCCGACTCTCCCGGGGCAATAGGGTTACGGTGGTGGTCTATCGTCATGTTTACACCCTGCGCCCTGAACTGATCGGCGAGGCCTATGCCCGACCCTTTTTCATGTGACATGCCATCATGGGGCCATATCACCGGCACCCACGGGCCGCGCTGTTTAATAGCGGGGGCGTGCTGTTGGGCACTGACTCTATCTTGGCGGTACTCAGAGTAAATATACACCGTGTCCGTGTCCCTATCCCATGCCATCCATACCGCAGCGGTAGGGTGATCCCAACCAAAGTCCAATCCGCACACCCTTGGCCACTCCTGTGGTAGCTCTATCGGGTCTATCATCAAATCTTCGTCCGGTAGCGGGAACACTAGCCCAGATCCAAACACGGGAATGCCCATGGAGCGCATCCTTGCTTCGTGCCTGCCGTACTGAGACAGCAACTGAGTTTTACGCTCTTCAGATAGGTGCGGTGCGTCGTCCCATGTGGCCTGTATCAAGCGCTGGCCGGGTTTAATGTCGTTCATAAACTGGTGGATGGTTCGGTTTACCCCGTCTTCGGGCGTGAACGTCATCATCATGATGCCGTTGGTCGAAACCGTACGGGTAATACACTGCGTGTAAATGCCGTCTGCTGGCTGCTCGTCTAACCAAATCCAGTCCATGGGCAGACCCATGAACTTTGCTTCCCCTTGCTCGTAAGCCTTGAAGTCGCACCGTGAAACCCCGTCCTGATTCCCCGTGAGAGGTGAAAAATGGCGGATTAACACTGATTGGATGGCGTTAGGCACTTGAGGTTTTCGGGTGGTCTCTAAAATACAATGCTTGGGTATAAACCCTGTCCCTTGTTGCGCGGGGTCGCCGGGTTCGCCCAGAAGGTTGGTTTGTAGAATGTTCCGTGTGCTTTCGTTGGATATGCCGCACGCCCACGCTTTGATGGGCTTTTGGAACTTTTTACCTAGCCAGTCCTTCGGGTACAGGCCGGTTAGATGCACCGCGGTGATCCAAGCCCCTGTCGAAGTTTTGCCCACTTGGTTGGCAGCCATCGCGAGTATCTGCGCGGAGTCTTTCGATGCGTTGGCTAGGTTCCACTGCCAAGGGTACGCCATTTCCGTGGCCCAATATTTGGCTTTGTTATAAAGTCGGCGTTCTTGTTTCTCTTCGAGCAGTACCTTCAACCGACGCTTAGCCGCTAGCGGGTCTTCACTATTGGAGCTTGGCTGATCCATACGTTATTACCTTCCCTTGCAGTGCGGTTATCTCAGCGTCGAGTTCTTTATCTGACATTGCTGATTCTTTGGTGTGAACAACCTTAACTTCAGGGTCGCGGTCGCGCCCACCGCGTTTCAGATAATCCTGCGCACACTTCAAGCGCACCGCAGGAGGGCAATTAGGGTCTTCCATAAGTTCTTGAATGACAGTCAGTGCCAGTAGCGCCCCCTCACCTATGCGAGTCTCTACGCGAGCCTCGATAATAGCTTCAAATTTTAAGAACATCGCTCGGGCGTTAGCTTTCCACGCCCGACCTTCAACACTATACCCCGCTTTGCGATACGCTTCGTTGCGGTCGCCAAGGTCTAGGTACATATCAATGAACTTTTGCTGCTTGTCCAGTAGATCATCAAATACTATGTCTGCCATTTAGCTACCTTTACCGTCGGTGGATTCCTCATCTTTACTGTCGGGTTTGTTTTCAACCTTGCGCTCCTTATCTTGCTTAGCGGCAGGTTTTATACTGGTTGGGATTTCCCCGTAGCAATCAAAGTCAGCGGTGCGTTCAAGGACTTTACACTTAGGGCCGCCGTGTTGGGCGCAGCTCTGATCAATGTCGCGTTGGGTGGCGTGTTTATCGTGGGTGGCGGTTAACTTAAAATCTTTATAGATTCCGACCAGGCCATTCATTGACCGAAGGATAGTGATAACGTTTTCAGTTGACATGGGGTGTCCTTTACTTTTGGGGTGGTTAGGCTGTGTAGCTCTTGAGATTATACCAAGGTTTGCGTCCAGTCAAAAGTTTAAACGTACTATAGTTTTGGCCTCGGGTGTTTTGGCCTCGGGTGTTTTGGCCTCGG